GCTGGTGCTTTCGTTTAATAGATAGTTGACTTTCACTTCGTTTCCTAACTTTATATGAGGGTCACTTACAACAATATAACCTATTATCACTGGGGGTACTTGTATTCCATCGAATGTATTACCAGGAATACTCACCAAACGATACTGAGACACAGACCTAAAAAAAACCTAGAATAAAAAAATTATAGTAAGTTACTAAGATATCAATATGACTACAACAGAAATCTGGTCTGAAGCTCCCGGTGTGCTACTGGAGTCACCACTCGAATTTATGTATTCTAAAGAATTTGATAGCAACAGGAACGTGAACGCGATGGTCAGATTTACAATCTATTGGGGTATTCTTATTTATGCTCTGACTCGCCATCCAGTTGTATTCGTTATTTGTGGAATAGCTTTATTGCTGGCAAGACGCCCATCGTCAAGGGTTACAGTAAATCCAGTCCTGACAGATGACGTGAGTGCTGATTCGAATATTTACTGTCAGAGACCCTCTTCTGACAATCCTTTTGCAAACCCAACACCGGCGGATTATGGAAATGGTGAAACAAAGCTTCCTGCTTGCCCCTCACTGTCTGTTAAAGATGATGTAAGTGACGCCCTCAAATCTCAGCCGATCACTGGACTGGTCCACCGTGTTGGCGGAGACAGTGCTGATTTGAAATTATCGCAGCGAACGTTTTACAGCATTCCTAGCTCAGGCATACCAGATGGAAGAGATGAATTCGTCAATGGTTTGTATGGAAATAACGTTGCACGGTCGATTGGTTAATTGAGTTTATATTTCGGCCTTCTGGGCTACGCAGAAAATGAGTTTTCCTAACGAGGCAACTGTATATGAAAGAATCATCGGAAAGTTATTCTTGAGGTAAATGTCAACAGTACTGCAAAGAACATTAGCCTTTGAAAACAGATTGATGTACTTCAAAGAGTATTTTGAACTAATCTCCTGGTCTCGAAGCTCTTCGTTTGCGTTTGCGAAAAAGAGCCCATTGTCTTTCTCTCCTAGTTCGACTTCTTGTTTCGCAAAGTCCCCTTCCGCCCTGAGCAATAATTTTCTATCGCGATTGATAATCTCAATTGTTTCTGAAAGTATCGACAGATCTCTGCAAACACGCTGTAGATCCAAACTTGGCATTGTCAAAACAACATCGAATGATGTCGTTGGTATTTCGAGAGTAGTTTCATCAATATCGAGCAAGTTCAGTTCAAATGTCGATTTCATTGCTTTATCAAAGTTCTCGATATGCATGTACAACACGTTGCAATTCTTTTCATTAACTCGCATGACAAGTGTATCACTCTGGCCAATGCTTTTGAGCAACCTGAACATATTTCCAACATTAATGCCAGCCACAAATCTTGACTTGCAATAGTATTCCTCAAAACTAGTTGCATTCAATTTCACCGATACAATCACATTGTTGTTGTTATCCATTTGTAAACATTTGATCCCATTTTGATCAAAGACTAAGTTACAATCCTGCAAAACGTCTTTCAGTGTTTCAAACAAGTTTCTCATTGCAGAACACTGGACAGTCTTCATACAAATAATATCCTTTGACGTACTCAAATCATTCGTACTCATTTTTTTGTATACTCAAAGAACTGCTTCACTTTAATACGAATTCGCTTGCCATTTTTTTACCGCTTTCTAAAAATTCATCCGGTTTCGGGTTGGCAAACAACGACGCTTCGAATTCGAGTATATATCTACTTTTGCCATGAGTCTTTGCCAAAAGATTTTGTATACAACAAGAAAAGAAATGAAATGTTGCATCAACAAATGCAACCCCAGTTTGACTGAGCAAGTAGGTATTCGGCAGACATTCAACATGAAGCACATCAGCTTCCGTACAATAAACGGCCCAGTCACATAAATCTCCATCGAAATACATAGTTCCATTTATTTCCACAGGACTAACTAGAATAGGGACAGCTGAAGATGCCAGGCATGCCTTCCAGAGCTGCACTTCTGGAGTGTGAGTACCAAAAGTATGGTTGCAAAACGATTGTCCTGATTTGTAAGTCACATTTATTATCCACTCCAAGCCTGGGAAACGATCGATCAAATCGCCAAACGTTAAAGTCATGAAATCTAGGGGCACAATGCTTGAAAGAGTGTTAAACATTTCGTCACTTGAAATCAAATGTGTCTCGTCAAGTCTGTCTAGAATAAATTCGGCGGTCATTCTTGAACTCGTAAGTGTGTTGATATGTTGCATCAATGTGTATGCACAAAGATCTGTATGTAAGTGGCACGCTAAGAGTATAAAAACTGCGATAGATCCAGCGGATGATGTGATCACTGGAATCGATTTGATGTTATTGGTGAAGTCGATGTTCAATAAAAAGGAAACGTGGTGCCCCATTGCAGAGGATCCACCACCATGTAACGCGAGTTTTTTGTACAGTTGATCTTTTATTTCGAACATCTCATCAATGATGTATGTTTCCAAAATTGTTTATGTATTTTACACGATTACCAAGAATTCGTTTATGTACTCGCTGTTTGATGTGTGAATAATATTCGTGTGGATATTTGAAAAATAAGTCATCATAACCCGGCACCTTTACTATCCCAACTTTCCATCGAGTGCTGTCATGACGCAGAGAAACAGATGCCATTGTCCGTTTTGTGCGTTTAATGTCGAAACTCATATCTTTGAAATACATGGCCAGAAGCTGTTCCGGATTATGATGTCTAGGCATTGAGTTTTCCACCATTTCTATGTTTTGCATCCACCATTTTGCTATACATAAGTATGTCTCGATTTTAGATACGGGGACAACATGGTGACGATCTGTGATTCCCCACCAATCCTCTCCAACTGGTACCTCGATCTCATCACCTGGAGAGAGTGGGGGGTGATCATAAAAATATAAATGATCGGATCTAGTAATAATTATCTTTTCATAACGCTGGAGGATCGGTAATTTACTGAGGAGCATATCTCTCAAAATCATAATCAGTGCACCCGACCCCTTTAACACTTTTCCATCTAGCAATACACCACCCCACAAACTTTCATAACAAGTACGGCGTGCACAAGCATGCCAGCAGTTCTTCTGGATACCACACTCAGAACAAATGCGATTCAATTCGTCCCCCCAATCAACCGGATCATCGAAGCTCCAATCGAACTTTGCTTTCTCATGTAAAATTGTCTTTTCTGACATTCTTGATACAAACAAAGCCAAATCGGCATCAAGAGGGCCACAAACACGCTGAAGCAACGAATTCCATGCCGTCTCACCGCCCCGGATTGTTCCGATAACACATACCAAAGTTTTCATTTAACGTTGTAGAACATTTTATGTCTAGCACGTGAACCGAGGGTCTTCCCAGTTGTGGTCATTTGATTTTTGTACGTTCAATAAGTCTCTCACGTAAATCGACACTAGATCTCTGTACGCCGGTGAAAGCTTCTCGAGCATTTTGACGATTTCCTGTACTCCCAACGTCGAGTAGTTCGCACTCGAGTGGTTCGCACTCGAGTGGTTCGAGCTTGACGAAGAATTCACAAGCACCAAATGCATAGACTCGCGCATCGAATCACAAAAGTCATTGCATCGTTCTATGTCTATGTGTATGTCGCCGTGTTTCTGTGGCTTTTTTGGCGACCTTGCTGCGAGCTCCAAACTGAAACGCCGCATAACGTTACAGAGTTTATCGACATGAAACAAAAGCTCAAGTTCTTCGAGGTTGTCTATTCGAAAATGAGTCACGGCGTACCAAATCCCAGCCGCCGGCGGCAACGACCACTGTGCGCCACTCATCCCTGTATTGTTGCAGCCTTTTGTTATCCCAGACTCATAACTCATGGCCGTGAAATGACCGATCAGCTATCGCGCGCCTGCTTCTCGCCTCCGTTGCTGACGGTTCAGACCCGGATCACGTGTGGTCCGGTCCACGTGTGGGGGTATCTAGTCCCATCCACGTGGCGATCACTTAGAGGAGCCCCCAGTCCACGATCAATCACGTGACGCGAATGGGGTCGCCCAACTCTGTGTCGGCATTGCTGCTGGCGAATACAGATGCGATCGTAAACATGAAGATTCATGTGCACACGCATACCGACAAAACTGAAAATCAGAATGCGACATCACCATCTTCTTCAACCGCTGATTCTTCGACGCCCGGTGATTCCGTCGAGACCACTGGCACCACTGGAAAGACAACCACTGACAAGAAACTTGATTATTCATACAAGATGATCTATCAAAACCATGCTCGGGATCTGGCACTCAAGTATTCCAGCTCTAACCCTGAACGGTATGACATCGGCATACAACAACTGGAAAGCATGTCTCCTCAGGAGGTAAAGAACTCATTTGTGCCTATCCAGTTGCTCGACTAAGAATCATGATGCCCTTTCTGCTTTCATTCGTTCCATTGCAGACTGCAAATCTAGCTCGGGCGCTTTGCTGTTGTCACTCATGTGCTTTTCTGCAGATGCGACAGGGGCATCGTCAATGTTAACATACGGGCTAGAAATACTGTACTCAGACCGATCCTCGTCAATATATGTAAATACAGAAGATGTTCCAAACGATTCGACTCCAGATACCTGATTCTTCACTTCATTCTGTAACCACGCGAAGGCATCTCGTCCGCTCAGTGCTCTGTTGTTGTTTACGACTATTGTAGGAACCACCTTGACCTTAGACACATCAAAGGCAGTCTTATGAATATCTACAATGTTAAATTGATCCATCATCATAGCACTATTCAGTGTGTTCATGAACAATTTGCAGTATTTACACGTACTTGACGAAAAAAGAGTATTAGGTGGTGAATTCTGGTTCATATTAACAATATCAAACTTAAAATAACATTACTGCAGAACGCATAAAAAAAAATCACAAAAATATTTTTATGCTGCACAAATAAAATGAGACAATCTCTTAGCACACAAACAGATGGATCCTTCCTTCCATTAGATGTAAACACGTCAACATTGATTCATAGAGCACAGGATGATGTCAACGAATATGTTAGAGTAATAGGCTTCAATCGTGGAAAAAGAGTGAGAAATGTATGCTTTATTTTCAATGACACAGAGGCGGTTTATACAAGTGTACAACCAACAGGCAACGCTCAGATTCTATTACCCGATATTCCACTATACAACGCTGCCAACGGCATTGAAATCTATGCTGCACTTAAACAACCTATATCCGCCTGGAACATACCGGATAGTTTAGATAACCTTATAATTCTAGATAATGGCAAGGTAGCCGGACTAGTCATCTCAAATATAACGGCATCTTCAGGCGCACAGCCTCTACTCATACATGTACAAGATTCAAGGCGATCACATACAGACATTGATCCAACAAAGGGAGCGGAAGCTATTCTCGAAATATTCTCAACCAACGGCTCAGTTGCGGTTGAAATAATAAATCCTGGACACAGCCTTGTAAATGGACATATTCAAAGCAGTCTTCATTCAGGCGTCTACTTTTATGGTGACATATTTATAGAATAAAATCTACCTATCATAATATATAATAATGTTCGGTAAAATAGCCGAAATGTTGACTGCTAAACCGACTAACACTGCTAAACCGACTGACACTACAACCAATACTGCTAGCAATCCAGCTGGTGGTTTAACTAATAATTCAACTGGTACAACTGGTACAACTGGTACAACTGGTAACTTAACTAGTAATTTAAGCAGGAATTCAAATAATCCTAATTTTAAACCGACTAACAATACTGCCAATACTACCATAAATCTAACAAAAAAGAGTACCAATACATCCATTACCACACCTGATACAACACCCAACACATCAAAACCTAATACAACACTATCAAAACCGTTGAATTTAGGCCTGAATCAGCTCAACACCAAACTTCCTCCGCCTATATCCTCAGGCATCTTTAATTCTGCGAACAACAATAAAAAACTTAACACTAGCAAGGCCACGAACACGAACGCCTCCTTGACTTCACCCACTGGTATGACTAATACCACTATTTCCTCTGTTCTAAATACAAACCTCACTAAACCAAACAATATCACTAAACCAAACAATATCACTAAACCAAACAATATCACTAAACCAAACATTATCACTAAACCAACAAACATTATTGGTATCAAACCAAACAACACTAACACTAACACTAACACTAAACTAAACAAGACTAAACTAAACAACAAAACCAAGCCAAACAAGATGAATGGCGCCTTAGGAGAGTCACTCGGGAAAGTGGTATTGAAAACTGGAAAATTGCCTATGAAAAGGGCATTGGGACTCAAACTCACCCAAATTTCAAAGGTTATTTCAGAACTAGTGAAATACACCAGTGGAGTTACACTAACAAAATCTGCATCGTTTCTATCAGAATTTAAAAACGAGCAAAAGTCATCCTTTCTGCTCCATTTAATGTTCATATATCACAAATCTGTATTCAAAGAAATGATTGATTTCTTGAAAAATGGTGACACAAGTAAGAAAAACGGAAAGCAAGTTCAAATAAAGTCTCGAACATTCAAAACAGCAACAGTTACCGTAAAGATTGAAAGACAGAACAGTAAGAATAACAACAACACAACACACAACAATATCAGCCGAAATATAAGTCGGAATACCAACAATATCAGTCGGAATATCAGTCGGAATACCAACAATATCAGTCTAAATACCAGTCGGAATACCAGTCGAAATACAGTGAATTAGGCAAGCACAGTGCAGAAAATTTAATATTAAAGAAATCAATATGCTAAGAATCAACAAACATGGCAAAGTCTCCACAAACAGCAAATGATTATGTTAACTTTGCACTCAAATTAATGCAATCGCGTCCTCCGAAATACTTTGAAGCGTCTTGTGTGTTACGACTTCTGTATCACAGTATTGATGAAACTGAGCGACCTAAGCTTTGTAAGTTTCTCGTCCAATGTGGGGTTGCATTACATGATAAATCACTTTTAGAATATGTGACGAAAATTCCACAAGACGAGTTTTCTTCTCAATATGAACTAGCTAAATTCATGCTCAATTCAGACTTGCACGAGAGAAAAAGAAAAGAATGTGATATTGACGTACAAAAGCAACGCGAACTCATTTTCTCCGGTCGATCTTTCGAAGATGCGATTGTTGTTTGCGCTGGGGGTGAAAAACTCATGAAACAATTGTTTTGTAACCTCAAATCTTTGATAAGGGCAAGAAATACACCCGGCAAGAACGATTTGCCGATTATAATTGTTCATGCACACGAGATCAATGAAAAAGAGACTATTTTTTTCAAAGACCACTTCAGTGCTGAGCTCAATATTATATTCTTTGATTTGAGCGACACAATAATAATAAGCGAATCACACTTAACTGCCAAATTACTTAGGGGCTTCCAAATTAAACTGGCCGCACTTGCAGCAATACCAGCAAGGCGTGTATTAATGATGGATGCCGACCTAATATGGATCACCGACCCGTATGAAATCATTGAAAAATGCAAGAGAAACAACGTCCATGCGCATCTATGCAAAGACTTCTGGCACTTTGTTCAACGGCGACATGAAAAATCTTCCTCAACTTCTTTTCTCTACTCCTTGTACAATATCGATTTCAACATTTCCGAATTCGAATCTGGACTTTTATTCTTTGACCGCGAAAACGCATACAAAAGTGTTGCAATGATTCGGCACTTTCTCATGAACTTTGAATACTATTTTTCCTTGACATTCGGTGACAAAGATTTGTATTATTTGGCCCTTAAGACACAAAATGCAAACATAACAATCTCTGATATGCCCCAAATGCTTGGTACTGTCTTCGAGACCAATGACGAAATATTTGATCCAGATTTGTTTTATTCGCAATCCATGATTCAAAACTTTGACTCATTACCTAGCCATATACATACAACTTTACATCCCATTGGCGATGTTGGATTTGCCATGCCAACCCATATCTGCGATGGTGGGTACATCGACTTTGTACAACGACGCATCAATACAAAAAACGTAGGCACAGTCGCTTGTGACATCGAACATGCAACAAAATTGATTCCGCAACACCTCTATAGATTCATATATAATCAGGCATTGCGTGATGAAAAAAATTATGCAAATCATGCTTAATCTCACAACACGCAACACTTTTACAACAAACCTTTTACAACAAACTAAAAACTTGCAACAAACCAATAAAGCAATACCGCAAATGTGATAAGAGCGATTCCGTTGCAGAAAAGATTCCTCCGAATCCTCGAAAGCCTATTCCGAGTGCTGGTTTCCACCCTTGCATCAACTTCAGCCTGAACCTCGGGCGATATATGACAACGGCAATTCGGGCAGGTATCCGAGATCTCGAGGTTTTTCAAAATGCAAACTTTGCAAAATCTGTGATTGCATCCCAATTGAACGGGAGTTTCTAGTTCATCACTTTGGCAAATCGTACATATCTCAGGCTCAGGCGATGCCGGGTGGTGCCGCGGGTTGCGAGAAGTACGGCGCCGCAGCGGAGAACGCGCGGCGCGTGAGGTCATGGGACTAACACGTGTGCTTGTTGACAACTTAGATAAGCTCGGGACGACCACATGGGAAGATCGTCCCCTGTGGTCATTATTGCATTTACTTGTGTTATCGCAGGGTTCACCACAGGCATGCCCAAATCTAAGCTTACCGCTCGCTCGAAGCGCCCTGCGGACCCGGACCCCTCCTACCAAGGGCGCGTGTCGATGCAAAAGCTCACCACGGGCGTGGCGGCCGGCCGGGCCGAGGCGCGGGCTGCATTCGAGGCCCGCGCCTCGGATCGGTCGGACGCCCTCGCAAAGGCGTTTGAGGAGCAGGGGCAGAGCATGCTCTGCCCGATCACGCAGCAGCTGCCCGACAACCCGGTCAGGGCGGAGGACCGCTTTCTCTACGACCGCAATGCCCTCGAGGAGTATTTCAACGGCGTGACGGGCGACAGCGTCAGATCGCCGGTGACCGGCCAATTGATGGGCAAGTCGCTGCAGCCGGCGGCGGACGTGAGGGACATGTTTGAAAACTTCATCATCCGAGGTCACTGGGCTGATGAGCTGGCACTGGCCTGGCTGGCGCGGCACAACGAGAAGAAGAAAAACGAGTCCAAGGTCGCGGAGCTGCAGATGGGTGCGGAGAAGGGTGATCCGAAGAAGATGTACGAATTCGCCAACGCGCTGCGTGACGGTAAGTACAACCTCGCGAAAGACGCTCGCGCGGCGAACAAGTGGTACAAGAAGGCGGCCGGCATGGGGCACCCAGTTGCCTGCGCCACCTATGGCATACTTCTCATCCACGGCTTAAACATTGATAAGAACATCACCTTGGGTGCGTCGTACGTGATGTCGTCCGCTCTTCTCGGCTCGGAGGGCGGCTGCTACGAGATCGGCTTGATGTTCAAGGACGGCTTGCACGGATACCCCAAGGACGAGGATGAGGCCCGCATGTGGATGGGCAAGATGCACGAATGCAAACACCACGACGCGGGCGAGAGCCGACGCCAGGCTGCCTCGAAGTTTCTCACCCCCGTCGTGATGGAGTGAGCAGACCCTGTGCTCATCGCCCTCCCGCCCCTACACCTACATGACACTGCTTTGTTCCTTTGCTGGAAAGCTACTGGTGCCCCTGAGGGGTAGGAGGACTGCTAGTGGCTACGAGAAAGTGGGCCATTGGGGCACAGATCAAGCCATGAAGCTGTTGACTCTGATTGGAATCTGAATGGGACTCTGAATGGACTCTGAATGTAGTAGCGGGCGTGGTAGGCGTGGTGGGTAGGCATGTGAACCAATGTTGCTAGTGGGTAGGCGTGTCCTGTGTGTTGCTGACCTAAGAAAACTATTATTATACACAAAAGCATAGTCATAATCATTATACAGAATGCAGGCCACAAAAAATGATTCACCATGGAAGCTACATAAGAATTTGTATCAGATTTACATTATAATGCAGAAAAAATAATGACGACCAGAGAACGACCCGCGTCCAGTGTTTATGCCTAAATTTGTGCACTATCTGCAATAATAGATGGGAACTAGTGACAGCCTAAAGTCCATGGAACGCATACGAGCCGTCCTAGGCAATCCGTACTTTGAATCGGAACATGTCTTGCTGTACAACGTGGATTGCGTAAACGCGATGACACTTCTTGCCGAGACTAATAAGGACGATGCGCCCTTTCAACTAACGATCACGTCACCACCATACAACATTGGCAAGGAGTATGAGCGCAACATACCGATGCACGATTATGTTGCATGGTGTACTAAATGGTGCAACCAGATTTACACACTCACGACAACCAACGGTGCTTTCTGGCTCAATGTTGGCTATGTGCCAATTCCGAACCGCGGCAAAGCCGTGCCGTTACCGTACCTGCTATGGGACAAGACACCGTTCTTTCTGATGCAAGAAGTCGTTTGGAACTATGGTGCTGGGGTCGCCTGCCGCAAGTCTTTCTCGCCACGTAACGAAAAGTTTTTGTGGTACGTCAAGACTTCTGACAATTACACTTTTAATCTAGACTCTGTGCGCGACCCGGACGTCAAGTACCCAAACCAAAAGAAAAACGGCATGCTGCGCTGCAACCCAAACGGCAAGAACCCATCGGACGTGTGGACGATTCCCAAGGTGACGTCTGGAGAGAAGCGCTCGTCCGCAGAGCGCACGCCTCACCCTGCACAATTCCCGAGCGCTGTCATTGAGCGCGTTATGCTGGCAAGCTCCAACTACGGGGACCTTGTTCTGGATCCGTTCATGGGCTCGGGAACAACCGCGACAGTTGCCCTCGAACACGGTCGGAAAGTTGTTGGATTTGAAATCCGTGCGGACTACTGTGAGATTGCAGCACAGCGTATACGCGCTATGAGCACTACCGGTAAAGGGGGAGTAGGAAAGAAACCTGAAGCCCCTAATCAATAAAACATGTATAGCATTTAGCATATCCATTCATGATAGAATAGTTTTCTGCATCATTATGTAACATATTTACATTGAAATCGATTAGCGTTTTTCCGCACATCATACACGTCAATTGATCTACATCATGATAACAATCAAAAATCAAATTCAAAACATCTCTCGGTAAATACATCTTATTATTAGAACTGCACATATTCACAAAATATATAATTCCATTTCTGTAAAACATGTATTTATATTAACAAAACATTTTCATATTACATTGCCCACCTAGTTAAAAGAGTATTAAATGCAGGAGGAATACTAAATGTAAGAGCAAGCGGCTTAGTCCTTTTAGACGTCATTATAATAA